TATTGCACGGCACCGTCTTACAACAGGCACAAGATATGATCAACGATGGCACACCAAAGAAACCATCAGCCCCTGCTGAAAGCGGTAATCTAATTGCTATCCTCCTTGATATTAAGAAAGCATATGAGAAGTTAGATGTTGATGAAGCCAAGATACTAGAGCTTAGATACCACGATGCTTGGACACTTAATCAGATAGCACAATACCTAGAGGTGGCTGTCTCTACTGCTGATCGTAGATGCACCAACGCTATGCGTAAGCTGCAAGATTTACTCGGCGGTGATACACCTTGGAGTTAAACAAAATCTACAATGAAGATTGTTTAGAAACTATGAAAGGTATGGATGATAATTCCATAGACTTAACCATTACATCTCCGCCTTATGATTCACTTAGGGTTTACAACGGGTACTCATTTAACTTTGAATCTACATCTAAAGAGTTGTATCGCACCACTAAAGAAGGCGGTGTAGTGGTATGGATAGTAGGAGATGCTACCGAAAAAGGTAGTGAAACCGGCACATCTTTTAGGCAGGCACTTGGTTTGAAAGATGCTGGCTTTAATCTGCACGACACTATGATCTGGCGCAAGACTAATCCTATGCCCAAAGTAAAAACTAAAAGATACTTTGATGTTTTTGAATATATGTTTATCTTATCTAAAGGACAACCTAAAACATTTAATCCTCTTATGCAACCTACTAAATTAGGTGGGCAGATCTATGATTCAACAGTAAAGAAGATTACTAAAGGTAAAGAAAGAACTAAAAAAACTTTTGTATTAAATATGGAAAGATATAAGGACAACATCTGGGATTGCGCTATAGCTCAGAATAAAACTGAACACCCTGCTGTATTTCCTGAGAGCCTTGTATCAGATCACATACTTTCTTGGAGTAATGAGGGCGATATTGTTTATGATCCTTTTATGGGGTCTGGAACTACTGCTATAGCCGCCAAAAAATTAAATAGAAACTACATAGGCAGTGAAATTAGTACAGAGTATTGCGTTCTAGCAGTGAGCAGGTTGTGATGGAATTAAAAGAACCAGAGTTATTTGAATACTTAAAAGAGTTTCATTACTCAGACCTTGAGAAGAGTGAAGAGTTTGACACTTGGGATTGTGTATCCCTAGAACATAAGATGTTTATAGAATTAAAATCACGCAAGACACACTACCCTGAATTACTTATTGAAGAGATGAAGTATCAAGCATTAATTGAGGCGGCAGGTATCCGCTCACTTGCACCTTGGTATATCAACGCAACACCGGAAGGCATATGGGGATTTGATTTAAGCAAATTACCTGCCCCTGCGTGGGAAGATAAGTGGCTACCTAACACAACTGAGTTTGGTAATAGGGCTAGTCGCACCAAGTTAGTAGGTTTTCTTAAGGTAAGTGATGGGGTGTCTTTATGATATATCAGTATGAGTGTCCTGGTGATGGTGAGACTATTGAGATTGAATTTCCTATCACCGCAGTCCCCCAAAATGTTAGATGTTCTACTTGTGGTGCTGAGCTTAAACGTATTTACACGGCACCAGCCGTTCAATTTAGAGGTAAAGGGTTCTATACAACTGACAAATGATCTGATATAATTTTCTTACTGGCTAGATCCTATATCTAGTTGAGTGCTGGCAATAGCCCTTACGGTTCCTATCCCGTAGGGGTTTTTGTCTTTTAGAAATAGAAAAGCCCCGCCAGGAAGGGTGGCGAGGCTGTCCCTAGGAGACCGGAGAAACTGTTAACCGGTCAAGAGTTAGATGTTATCACACTCTAGTAATGGTGTGGTCTGGTGTTAAGCCAAAACTTGTTGGCTTTACAGGGTGTTCCGTATCGTTTAGATATGTATTTAAGACCTCTAAGGATTTGATATTCGCTTCTGCTATCTTTCTCTCCAAGCAGTTGAGCAATTCCGTAAGCTGAACTACCTCGTTGGTTGGTCGCATAGTTATCAAACCTGCTCTCACGGGTCCAAAGGGTGAGTAGGCACTCCCACTCTCTTCCTTGCCACCCGAAACCAACCTGAGCGTAATCTTGTGCGAGCTTTCTATTGCGATCTTTCTCATCTTGTGTTGCCTTCCTATTTGAGATAACACCATCAGGTATTTTACCTACTGGCGGTGGAAATAATTTATCTTGTCCTACTATCATTAGCCCTAGTGCGACCAGTAATATCAAACCATTTCTTACCCATTTTCTCATCAGCTTCAATCTCCTCTTCAAGATAAGCGCGATACACATTTGGATAATCATTACCCAAACGAGCTAACGCCCTGTCCCTCGCTCTACGATAGTTTCTCTGACGAACTGCTTGTGCTTTAGCGGTTTCTATTCTCCGCTCTATGTTGCTCAATTACTCCACCTCTCCATACAATTTGCGATAGTAGATAATACAATAGAAGTGATCTCAATCTGAGGCGACACCTCTCTCGCGTCCTCATCATCTGAAAGCCACTCCGATACCCATATTTTACTATCTAATGGGCTTTCCCGATACCACTTTAACGCCTCTGACGGGCTTTCTCCGCCCCATATAGCTATGTTTTGAGCGTCTGATACCTCATAAAATATGATGCGCTTTAACGCACCGTTGCGTAGCTCTAATACATTACTCACTTGCTCTCCTTCTCTCTCATTACTCTCTTATCCTCGCACTCTGAACAGGTATCGGATTGATACTCTGCTCGGTCATACTCAACCGCACACTCTTTACAGTTGATTAACTCCTCATAGCCCCCACTCAGGGCAAACTCATCTCCCGATAAATAGCGTGGGTCAGGCATTAGATAACTCTTTCTCATTGTGAGATTTAATATGCCATCCTCGTTGCGGGTCTTGTTCGTATAAACTAGGCAGTTCAGTTGGGTTTGAATAAAAAAAGATAGCTGAGTCAGGCACTCCATATGTATCCTCATCATCTTTCTCATCCCATTGTCCAAAGGAGATATATTGATTCTCAGGTTCATCTTCTGCTCCTAGCCATATAACAACCGCATCTACTCCAATTACTTTATTCATAGTGCGCTTTCCTCCTCGTTTCTCTTTAAGTCGTTAATTGTGGGCTGGTCGGTGGTCAATACAACCAACTCCTCAGCTAACTCTATTAATTCGTTTATTAAATTACTCATTACTCTTCCTCTTTCTCTAGGTTTTTCTTTGCTATTCTTATGGCGTCATCTAACTGGTAGCGCAGGTCTGTTAGTTCCCACTTATCCATTAAGCGATTAGCCTCACTCCATACCTCATCAGAGATAGGTTCATCTCCTGAGTATTCCATATCCTCTTTCTCATACCATTGAGCGCATATCTCAGCGTCTAATGGTAAATTATTAAGTAATTCAAGTGCGTTTTTTACTAGCATTACTCTCCCTCTCCTTCTATATATCCTTCAGCTAATAGACCTTCAAAGAAGTTCCATATCTCTAATAAGCCCTCTTTATTAGCAGGGGTAGCGGTATCAATAGCGGTCTGTAAAGCACCGCCCATAACCTGTATGTCTTTATATTTATATCCGAGCATTACTCTCCCTCTCGCTCTCTGTTAGCTCGGCTGGAATTAAATAACCGCCTAAGCCCACCTCTAGGTTAGTTTCTATTAGCACTCTATCGCCAGCGTAAAACACTTCCGCATTAGGCAATATACTTTTAACCGCGATAATTAAATCGTCTATTGTATCTGTATTCATACTCCCTGCCCTGCCCATACTGTTTGTATATCTACCTTATGAGCGGAAGAATTATCTAAGTTATTAACAATAGCCTCAGCCTCTTCCACGCTGTTAGCTTTAATATAATAACTCTCTATCTTATTTACTTGATACTCTCTCATTACTCTCTCCTATCTCTGTAAGCAAGCTATCTGCTCGCCCTCTCCTACTCTATTAGTTAGTAGAATACCACGCCACACTCCCCTAGACAAAGAGTGTGGAATAGTTCGCCACTAAATTATTGCTTTTAGTCCGTTAGCTATCTCTAGTATTGAGGTTAATTGCTCACCGATAAAGTCATCATCATCTAAATACTCGGCTTCGCCCTTCTCCTCGTTCCAGCCAACATAACCACTCTGCCACTCTTCGGTTTGCTCGTCCCAAACTGTGCCGTCTGAGTAGCGTAGCTCTTCGCTATCTGTATCCCACTCCCAGCCCCCTTCCTTGCTGTATTTAATAATAAAGTGGTGCTCTATCATCTCTCTCCCTTATCTGTGATTAAAATAGAGAATAGTTTTCTCTATTAGTTCCAAGCACTCTTCATCTGTTGCTTTATCTCCGTCTAATTTGAAAATATCGTAGACTAAACCTAAGGTCATACCAGCTTCCCCGCCTACCTCTAGGTAAGCAGTAAAACTATCTTGGCTCTCTAGTATTTTCTCTATCTCTTCCCTATTCATCTTGCGCCCTCTCTCTCTTGTAATTGCTCGCAATCATCACAGATAGGCTCTATTAGCCCTCTGCCTATCTCCCACCCGCAACCTTTACAGATTACCATTGGTTGCCTTAATAAATCTTGTTTGCTCACGCTCTCGCCTCCTCTAAGTGATAGCAATCAGAGCGCAAGCAATCACCGCAAAGAGTTTGCTCGCTCTCTCGGTAATCAGTAAAGCCCGTGCCGTCATCTCCGTTTAGCTGGTTATCAATTAACCACTTTTCACCAGCCGTAAGGTGTAGGCATATGCCCTCTCCTCTAATTAAACAAGCTGAGCAGGTGATATTCATAGTCCGCACCTCTCTAATGAGCCAACACAAAAGCCCGTGCCGTTCCACCAAAAGCTGGTAGCGATTAGGTAAAGCCCTGCCAATAGTGCCAGCCAAAACACCGCCCGCACTATCGCCCTTGTCCTTAGATAATTAGGTGAGCGCATTAGTAATCCCTTCCGCTCTCTACTAATTGGCTAAATATCTCTTCATTACCGATTAAGTTAATTAGGCGTTGCCCGTTGCGCTGGCAAGCCTTGTAAGTGGAAAGAGCTTTAATGCTGTCGGTATCGTAGCCGTATTCGTAAGCCCAATCCTTAAAGCTCTCTTTAAGTGCTGTGCTATCTACCGCCACCGCCCAAACTAAATCGCTTGCGGTAGGTGTTTTACTAGCCCCGCCACCATAGAAGCGGAATTGCGCCCGCTTGCCCCTATATTTTAGGACTATTGACCAGCCTTGTTTAGCCCAATCGGGGAAGGTAGTTAAGTCCCCGTCTAGCTCTCTTACGCTTGCGGTTATGCCTAGCTCAGCGCATAGCTCAGCAAGCGGTTTAGTATCTGTTGCGTTCATACCTTGCCCCTATCTTCTAGTTAAATCACTCACCAATTTAGGAGAGTGCCACCGCCTACCCTAGCAGGATAAGCGATAGCAAACCACTATTTAAGCTACAAAGTGCCAAAGAAAATTGGCTACGCTCTCACTAAATATAACTGCTAGAGCTAAGCCAGCTATAAACGGCAATAAAATCCACATACTAAATCACCCCCTTAGCTGGGAAGCTATATTTTGCGCGGTAAAGTCGGTCAGCCGTTGCCCTATGAGCGCAAAGCTCAGAGCAGAATAAGCCAGCAACCTCGGCACTCTGCCAATCTAGGATTACCTCAGTATTACGGGAAGTTTTGCGGATAGGTATCTTACGCCCGCAAAGCGAGCAGGCGTAATTGTGGTCGGCGGTGTAGCGAATAAGCTCGGCGGGGTGTAGTCCTGAGTTAGTCATTAGTTGCCCCCTTTATCTGAGATGTAATCATAAGCCGCACCAATTTTGCCAGCTTCATCAGATATACGCTCTCCAGCTTCGGCGATAGTGTCGCCTAATAAAGTGTAAAGCTCGTCGGGCATAGTGCTAAGAGCTTGCTGGATTTTAGTTAGCCCCTGCCATAGTTGCTTATTAGCTTTTAATAGCTGAGCCTTCTTAATTGGTAGCTGAGCTATATCCTCAGCGAATAAATCAACATTAAGGCGGAAGCCGTTGCCGTTGATTGTGTGGCGTCTAATTTTGCTATTCATTAGTAAGTCCTATCGTCTAGTTTTGCGAGCTGGTTTAGCTCACTAGGAGCAATTTATACGGGTATCTCCCCTATGTCAAACATTGGAAGATGAACAGAAGATGAACAGTTTTGCGAGCTGGTGAGCTGGCGAGTAAATAGCTGGCGAGCTGGCGCGAGCTGGCAAGGCGTGAGAGCTGAGAGCTTAGCGGTGGCAGGTTAGGCGGTGATTAGGGAGAGTTATTAAAATTAGGGGACGCCGATAGGTGTTAGCGGTTAGGTAGATGAGCCAACTATGCGCCAGAAGGTTAGTAATCCTAGCCATTTATTATTACACCCTAATCTAATAAATACCTGCCCGCTAGGGCAGATTATCTGCGCCAATAGGCGCATCAGAGGGGGTATCAGCGCAAAACATAACCCCCCATTGCTTAATTCTGATTCGCAAGGGGGTATATACCCATTACAAATATTTTTCCTAAAGTCAATATTTTGGGTACCAATATAGCTATATATAGTGACTTACGTCACATAATATAAAGTTTTTTACCAGAAAGCGGGAAATCGATCAGATTTCCTGCCTTATATATAGTAGGGGAGTAAAACGGACTGTTATGAGTTTTACGACCTAGAAGTCGCTACGTCGAAGACTTCGCTCCTCTGGTAGCATCCCTAAGGGATGATTACCAACTTACCCCTCACTTCGCTGTAGCTCGTTCGGGCGCTAAGCCCGTTAAACGAGATACACTTCGCGGCAGGTGTAATAGGTCTCTAATCCGGTTATCATATATTCCCTCCGGTTAGCAATCTCTGATTGCGGCTAGGCGGACTTGCTCCGCCAGTTAACATATAAACGGCAGGAGAAGTGTGTCCGAAAATTCAGCAGATATAGCTAAGCGAATCATCCTAGGTTGCGTCGCGCAAGGTATGACCATCGAACAAGCCTGCGGTTCAGCCGGTAAGTCGATGAAGACCTATGAGTACTATCGTCGCACCGACAAAGTATTCTCCGATAAAGTAGATCGCACCCGCCTAGGTTTAAAAGACAAGGTCTTCGCTTCCGGTGATGTCCACGACATCTCATTCGCTGAGTTCCGTGAGCGGTTCCTAAATCAAAGAACCTTCCCCCACCAGCAAAACCTGGTAGATGTAATTGAGGGTCGGGAACCTAGCTGGCTACACCCCGCTATGAAATGGGAAACCGGTCTAGCCGATAACAGAATTTTAATTAACATCCCGCCAAACCACGCGAAGTCAATTACGATAACCGTTGACTACGTAACCTGGCAGGTATGTCGTAATCCTAACTTTAGAGTCTTGATCGTCTCTCAGACCCAGCGTCTTGCAGCAGACTTTCTATACGCCATCAAACAACGATTAACTCATCCGATGTATGAGAATCTGCAGCAGGCTTATGCTGCTGGCGTAGGTTTTAATAGCAAATCCGCTTCGTGGCAAGCCACCCGTATTACCTTTGGGGATGAGCTAAGAGAATCCTCTGAGAAGGATCCCAATATAGAAGCAGTCGGTATCGGTGGTCAGATCTACGGTAAACGTGCAGATATGATTATCATCGACGACGCAGTTACTCTAAGTAACGCAAATGACTTTGAACGTCAGATCAAGTGGCTAACCCAGGATGTGCGCTCCCGTCTTAATCCCACAGGTAAGTTGATCGTAATCGGAACCCGCGTAGCCTCAGTAGATCTATATAGAGAATTGCGGAACCCCGATAGATATCCAGGCGGTTTAGTTCCTTGGAAATACCTAGCTATGCCAGCGCTCTTACAGACAGATGAATCCCCTGAGAAGTGGGAAACATTATGGCCAGCATCCGATCAACCATTTGACGG